GCCGAAAATTGGCTAAAGGACTAATTGAAATCTGAGAGTTATTATTTGGTGTCAAATATGGATCATCGGGGCTAACAATAACTGAATTAGCTAATACTGTGGCAGGTGGGAATGCAAAGGTCTGCCATTTAGCGTTATTGACTAGAGCTGTGGCAAGTGTCGTTCTAAGTGTCGTAATAGCAACTGGCATTATCCCACCATCGAGCGGGGGTCTAGTGCGTGTGCGATCAATCCTCGCACCTTAGCGAGAAGCTGTGCGCTCATTCGGTAAGGGGAAGGCTGGAAGTCAATGGCGTTAGAACCTGAAAGGGTAGCGGTTCGTGCTTGCCAGATTTCAACAGCGATCATCAAAGCTGCTTGCTGAACTGCAGTGTCTGTAGTCCAGTCTGTGTAAGTTACAGTAGATACAGTTCCATAAGGAAAAATTGGGTGATAAGACTGCACTGTTGAGTGCGTAGTTGTAACACTAATTGAGTATTCACCGACTGCTGTAATTGTCTTAGTGCCGGCATACAAATTACCTGAGTTAGCAATCGTTACGCTTTGACCTACATAAAAAGTATCTCTAATATCTTCATTAAAATACAGAGTGCCTGTGCCTACAACATTGCTGTGTGCAACGCTAAACCATTTAGGAGCCCATAGCATAGGAATAAGGACTGCATCTGCGGCATCTGCTACTTCTTGAAGCGTAGCATCTGGATACAAAGTACCGACTCCGAGAGTGCTGCGGAGTTCTGCGACTGTTGTAAGTGCCATTTGCAATCCTTTCTAAAGACTCTGGGGAGTAGAGGGCTACTACTCCCCAGAGCGACTTAGTGTGTTACTTACGCGACTGTTAGCTTGCGGAAAGCAGTTGGGTAACGATTAACTGCGCAAACAAATCCGCTGATGCCGATTTCAAGTTGTCCGTTAGCAACGATGTTTGAACGAACCTGTAGTGTGCCTGATTCATGGAAACGCATTGCTGCTGATGGATAAACTAGAGCAAACTTATCACCTGTGTAGTTAGGATCTACAACGAGTGAAAGTCCTGCGACTGTTCCTTGTGTTGAACCTTGTGTAATTAAGCCACCTGCATTTTGTGGAACTGCTGCCGCAAAAAGTGGGCGAGCCGCACCATCAACTGCACCAAGCAAATCTGCATAAGAGATTGAACCTGCTGCTGTTGGGTGAACAACTAAACGATTTGGTGTAAAGCGCATTACATCGTAAGAATCTGCAATTCCATCTGCAATTGACTTGTAGATTGTGTTACCAGTTGATGCAGCTGCTGTATCGCGTGCTAGTCCTAATGCGTATGCATCAGTCTTCTGAGCATAGCTTGCTGCCAACTCACGGAGATAAAGGTCCAAAAAGGATGGGTCAGAACGCAAAACTAATTCTTCATCAAGTACGCCAGCGCCGGCGAACTTGACAACAGTATCTTCCTGGAATGTGACCGCAGTATCTTGTGATGCATACTCTGCACCCTCTGCTGTCAATCCTACAATTGCCTGAGCGCCTAATTTTGGAGTAAAGATTTTCATTCCGCTTGCTGGAAGTGCAGCTCTTTCAATTGAATCAATGAAAGGGCGTGATGCATCAATAATGCCAATAATGTCCTTTAGGTATGTTGGTGGAACCATACCTGTGTTCTCTGCAACTGTTGCAACTGAGAGTGCTGCGACTAGGTCGCGTGCATCTGCATCGCCGCGTGCTGCAAGGATTTGTGCCTTTGCAAATTGTCCTGCTGTAACATCTGTGTTGATGCGTGGTGTTGTGTAATAACTTGCTGAAACAGTTGGACGAGCAGCTTCAACCGCTGGAGCCTCAACTGGTGTTGCTTCGACTGCTGGAGTGGTTTCTTCCACGGTGGCTGTCTCGCTTTCTGTTGGTTGGTTTGATTCAACAGGGATAACTTCCTCTGCTGCGATCTCTAGTATCTCTGCTGATGCAAATGCAGGAACAGTTACTAGAGAAACTTCTTTTAACTTAGCCTTTGAAACGACTGTGTAGCCATCTTTTGATGGCTTTGATGCAATGATCTCTGCACCGATACTTAAGCCTGTGACTAATCCTTCTTGTGCCATGATTAAGGCATCAGATCCTGCTGTGCTACGACTTAAGCGAAATACGGCGTAAAGCCCATCGGCTTTTTGTTCTGCTGAAATCATTTTTCCAATTGGCTTTTGTAAATTATGTTGTGACAATAAACGAATCTTTGATGGATCCGCAATCTCAATCGAGTTAGCTGCAAATGTGTATTGTCCAAGATTTGTGCTACCAATTTCTCCAGTACCCATAGGTACGATTTTTCCTGAGATTTCGCGGCGTTCTTCTGAACACTCAATTGATGATGCTTCGATGTATAGGGTTTCCATTAGCTGCCATTCCCGTTAGGTGATAGGTCTTCCATTTCCATTGCTTGCTCTGTAGTAATTAACCCAAGTGCGAGCATCTTTTCAAGAACAGCCAATCTTTCCAATGGCTCTGTTCTTAAGAATGTGTCGTCTAAACTAAATTTGACATAATGTCCAGAAGTGCTTATGTCATCCATGCTGAGCCTTGACTCAATTGCAGAAACATAAGGTTGCAATGTCAAAGCTACTAATTGTTTTCTTTCATCAATTACATTGCTGTATGTCATGCTTGTATTCATTGAAGCACTTACATAGTAAGGATCAACCGAGCAAAGTCTTGCGCACTCAGTTGCTAATCCTTGTATCGCATCCTGATAGGCCATGTCTTTAGGAGAGAAACCTGTAGTTTGATACTCAAGTGTAGAAGTCAAATATGCTGTGCCATTATTTTGACGAGCGCGTTTCCAAGCTGCTAGTAATCCAGATACTTCGCTTGGTGGAAGGTCAGCCCCAGAGTTCTTTAAGTAACCCGTGGCAGATGGTGTTTCCAATGCAACACTTGCTGCCTTTTGTGCATCTAGTGCTGCTTTAATTGTAGAACCGCCTACAGCTAAGATACCTTCATCTTTTTGGAAAGTAATCAACGATCCTAAACCTGACATTGGCAAAGGTTGTCCATCAAGGAAATATTGTGTAACAAAACTGTTTGTTGAATCTGTGTTGAATGTAACGCGACTGTTAGAAACCCAGTTAGCGTTAGCCATCCGATTATCCTCTAAATAAGTCTCGGTAATTTGCCAGTAACTTACCCCATGCATCAGAAGGCTATCTAAAGTAAAATAAAGTGTTTCAAATCGTGGTTGTGACTTAGATGGTTGATGTACCCATCTTGGAGCTGTAATCATTTCTCCAGTTGATTTTTTGTAATACTCAAGTGGGATACTTGCAATAGTGCCACAGATTAAATCACGGCATCTTTTGATTGAAGGCACTTGTAAAGCCTGTGTGCGAGTTACAACAGTTGGAAAGAAATTGCCATAAGTCAGATAAGAATCTGACATAACTTGTGGAGCTTCTTGAGCTTCCATGATTTGAGGCTTACGCGAGAAGATACCCATAGACATAAAGGATACCATTTGTCAAGTAATTAGACAAACAATACCGGCGTGTCTAACTGTAAATCTGAGGCTTAGGCTCTGGCAGCATTAACTTAGATACAACCATTGCCACCCCAATTATTGCGCTAATGTCTCCAGCAGACTTTCGTTTGATGATGCGCCACGCCGAGTCATTGACTTTAGCTGCACAATTATTAAATTGCTGTATAAGCTCTGGCATCCCATTGTGAACGACTCTTTTATTGACTAAGCCTTCTAATAGATCGCCACAGGCTTTATAGAACTGCTGGCCTGACACATCTTCTACCATTACGCCTGATTGCTTTAATCTATCGCTTATTGTTTGAGTGGCGTACTTGTCAAAACAAACTAGGCGAGGTTTATAGAGATCACACCATGCTTTGATGCTTGCAGCCATTTTTAATTCATCGATTGCCATTTGAGAACTGTAAGTCTCTAGGATCCCGATACCAATCCGCCCATCTGGGAGAAGTTGGCCTGCTACTAAGCTCCCGTGTCTTTTTGACGGACTGGTATCGAAACCGAATACAGTATAAGCCCCCGGCGACATTTCTAAGGTGTTATCCGAGGTTTCTTCTAGGATTCCGTGTGGCCACGGACTTTGCAGGCTGTCGATCCACTGACAAAGCGTTTCAGTGCGTGTTTGCTCAATTGGATTAGTTGCGATTGCTTCTTCGATTGATTCCTTAGTGATTATGTAAGATAAAGCAGGATTGCTTGGCGCTACAGCTGTTCTCCAAAAAGAATCAGACCCAATGTCTATCTTGCAATACTGTGGCGCAGAATACTCATAGTAGCCATAAGTCTCAGGCGGGTAATCTTTAGCGCGCTCAACTAGGGAATTCAAAACTGAGGAAAAATGGTCTCCAGCATTGCTAGTCAGAAATGTCTGTGCATTTGCTCTAGCTCTAGTTACTGGCACAGCAGCTTTGTACCCATCTTCTGAGATTTCACGGATTTCATCAATCCATAAGAAATCAGCAGTGCGACCACGGGGCGATGATGAGTTATCGGAAATGACATCTAAGGTCGCGCCATTGAGCAGCTCTATTCTTTCGCCACCGTTAGCGTAACGGATTGCTTTAGTCATGGCTTTCAACTCTGGAGTTGATTCAATAGTCCAAGCGATCTCACGAAACAGCATCAAGGATGTTGCTCTGTTAGCAGACATGATGATTAGCTTCTTTTCGTTTCCATAGAACATGCCCCAGATAACTCTGACTCTGCCGAGGTGACTTTTGCCATTTTGCCTACTGATGAGTAACAAACAGGTCTTCCGGCGATAGTTATTCTTTTTATCGACAGACATCATGTCTTTTAAGACCCATTCCTGATAAGGCATAAGTTTGTCCATCTTTAGGCGCTCAACCATCTCAAGAACTTCTTTATACCTAGAAGCGCCCTTTAGAAGTGGGCTGTGAACCCTTGCCTCGGTTGCCCCTCGTAGCGGAAGTTTGCGTTTGGGTTTATCCGTCATTGAATCGGATCAGGTCTAAGCTTAAAAGGACTGTCTTGGGGTTGCTCCGACTGCATCGGGGAGATACGGGAAGAAAAGACAGGGGGGGTAGCCGTCTGTGCTAAAAAAACACCTTCTTCTTTGCTTGATTTGCGTAGGTTGCATGACTTGCAAAGGACTTGTAAGTTTTCTAAGTCGTGAGTACCACCACGCTTGCGACTAATGATGTGATCAATGTGTAATGGCTCCTCATCAGATCCACAGTACCTACAGGTTCTACCATCACGGGCGAACACGCGCTCTTTGTGCGCTCTGTACTTGCGACTGTTTAGCTTGTCTAATGCCATCCCTTATCCTTAAAGTGTTGCCATGCTTTGCAGGCAGACCCATCATACCTTGCTTCAAAGTATCTTTGATGTAGTTGTATCTGTTGCATAGGTGTCATGTCTTTAGCAATAGGATTCTTAATCTGTAATAATCCATAAACATAGCTCTTAGTAGGACTAGATAGATTACCAATGGCTTTATGATTCCAAGCTGATTCTTTACTAATGAGTAACTTAATACATGTAGCCTCAGTCTTATTCATTGTGGCATTTATGTACTTACGAGGATTGTATTTGAAGGCATCTATTTGCCCAGTATTAGCAGCAGACATTGGTGATAATAGAGTTATCCCAATAGCGATGGCTACCGAGCGAGCTATCCGCGAGCGGCTCGCTCTGTGCCCCTTATGGGCACTAGCCCTGAGAGTACCATTCATGTCAATCTCCTTACTATAAGTGCTGGTCAGACGGCGTGTCGTAAGATGTGTAATCCCATTTCTGGATTAACTGCGTTTCTTAAAGCCTTCCTTTTATCTGGTAAATCATAAGTAGATAAGTCATAACCAAATCGCTCTGCAATCTTTTCTGCAGCTCCAATATGCGTGATTCCATCGGCTCCATAATTTTTATGCTCAACATGGAAGTTAGCCCAGTATGGATGTCGGCCAAGCACAAAGGTAGGCTCTATTAGATACTCATAATAAGGCTTGACATTTTCTACAACCCATAGCCCTCTGAAGTAATGTTTGAGCAATAGAATCTCCTCATAGAGCTTCATGTCTGGATAGATAGGCTTCGAACCCATAACTCCAACGCTCATGTTCTTACGCATCTGGCTATGGCTTGGACATGGTGGACTGGACCAGATGAAATCAAATTCCTCAAAATGCTTTAATAGGTATTGATGAGCATCTGCCACAATAACTTTGTCATTTGGAAACAGATCTGCATAAACTGCAGCTACACGATCATCAAACTCAACTGCTGTAATCTGATGCTCATCGCCCCATAACTTACGATTGCCGCCTATACCGGCATAAAGGTTTAGTATCTTCAATCCTTGCCCCATCCTTTGCCCTTAAAGTGAATTGGATTAGCTGTAATTACTTTATTCATTGGTTCATTACAATACTGACATAAGACTATTGGTCGATTGTTCCATCCATGACTGATCTCTTGATTGAGATTGCATCGTTTGCATTTGTAGTCATAGGCTGGCATGTTAAACATTTCCTTATCATGTAT